GGCGTAAGGTCGTGGACTTTGACCACGTCGTTTCTGACACTATCGGTTGGCCCGAAGAGCATCGATGGTGGTCTAACCCGACCGTCGCCGCCGACTTTTACCCTAGGTACTATAAGCTTATCCGTGACTACGCCGAGCGTTCCGAAGGCCTCATTTATCTCAGCGCGGAGGCCAGGAGCGGCGTGGGTTACTCGTTTAACATCGATCCCGCAACACACGCCGAGCGCATTTCTAAACGCGATGTAGACGGTCCCCAGGGTGATGCCGCCGCCCCCTTCCAAGGCGTTCGCACCGTGCCCGACATACGTGATGGTATTGAGCGTGCCTTCCTTCTTCACTGCAAGTCATTGGAGCGGGTCCGCAAACACACCTCCGGGTTGGGTCGAGTTGCGTCCATCAACGCCCTCCAAGGCGAACATTCCTGTGAAGTTTCCTTCAGGAGTGTAGACGACCTTATTTCCAACCTCTTCCCGCCGCCTCGTGATGAAGAAACACTTCTATTTTCCCTTACGCGAAGGGACGCCCAAGAATACTTGTCGTACCCCGTCGGGGATAGGCGCGCGCGTTCTGACTTTCAATTTCACTCGCGCCGCCAAATCGACGCTGACAAGGTCGACTCAGGTGAGAATTCCGGTCAGGCTTGTTCGTTCGGGAATTTGCTCATCTTTAACGAGCAGCAGCCGATATTGTCCTTTGATGGTCTTTCGTTGCCCCCATATCTTATAGAATGGGATGGTTTGGATTACAAACCTTTGACGGAAATGTTTGACTACCAAACGACCGACTCACAGTTCCACTCGTCGGATTTGCAAATGGCTCGGGAGCTCGTCCGTGACAAATTCTATCCCATAGAGGCAGTTTCCGGCGTCTTTTATCATGGCCGGGATACGGCGCTCGCCGCGAAAATCGAACAGTTCCAAGGTCCTTCGTTCGCGCTTCGCGCTGATGCTATGTATACGGAGCCTAAGCCTGAGGTGGGCAAATGGCTCGGGGATTGCATGGTGCATTATCGGCAAAGGCCTACCCCTGCAACGATCGCCGCAGCGGCTCTTAAGCGTTACGGCGCCCCTAACTACTCCGCCACAGTTGCCTCGCTCCTCCCTGATAAGCGGGTTGCTTACTTACTCGAGGAGGAACGTCATTATGACGATATACTCGCCGTTCTCGACACTCTCTTCACGACATTTTTAGTCGATGACGAGACTCTTTAGGCCCTTTACATCAAGCATAGCATTGAGTTCCGCGTCGACCAATTTTCCAAAAGTAACATGCAACTCTTTCCCACTCTGGCCGACTTTGACAAAGCTATGAACGACATGAACCAAGCTGCCAAAGACCAGTTGAAGTTCCCCAGCAAGATGGCCGACCCTTTTGGTGACAAAGAATACCAGCCGGTCGTCACATCCACGACCGCTTATATGTACATTATAGCCGGCCACATGCGCGTCCTCACTGAGCTATTCCATTCCATCATGGGCCCGAGGGTTCAAATCATGGGCCCGGGATGGACGCTCGACCGCATTGTCCAAAAGTTCGGTTCATTTGCGTCTCTGGCGAAATTCTTAGGCTTCGACGTCCGACGCTGTGACTCCTCCCATCGATCAAGCTTTATTTATGCCATGCGCAAATTTTCCTCTAAACATTTTCCGAATATCAGTGCGGGTTGGTTCGATTTTGTTTTCGGTTTCATTTACCAAGCTATGGCTGTATGGTTCACAAGGTCTCGGGATGGCTCGTTTCGGGCCACTGTCTGGGGCCAGCTTGCGTCCGGTAGCGCCTGGACTTTCTTCTGGAATTCCATGTGGTCCATCTTCAATTTCGTGTCACTCATCGTCCAGAAAATCGGCGTCGCCAACTCAGTTACCTTCTTCGCCTCCTCCGTGCTTTCTACGGCGGGCGACGACGGCTTCTGTAGCGGCGAATTGGTGCACGACTTGGGCTTCACTGACGGCGATTATCCGAGTTTTTTCGGCGTCGACCTGAAAATGGAGGTTCGCGAAGGCGCGATTGACTATTGTCATATGGCTGTTATCGGCCCTAGGTCAGGTTGCCCGCCAGCCGCGCACTTGGACCCGATTCGGCAGCTCGCGAAGCTGCTGTCGCGAGGTATCGTTAAAGGCGTCGAGGAGCTCGACGAGATGCGTGTCTCCACATTTTCCTTAGTCAAGCGTTACCGCGACCCCGCCCAAGCGGCGTCCTGCGCCGACGCGGCCTTCCATGTCCACGGTTACGAACACCGTCAGACGCTTGCCGCCATTCGCTTGTTGTTCAAGTTTTGCAACACGCCTTCAAAGAAACTCTTTGTTATGGCCGACGAGAAAACATCCCACCCTATCGAGTATGACGTGGATTGACCGCGTCGTACCAAAAGGCAGGTGGTAGCCTCGTTACCACCCATTTTCCCCGCGCTTTCCGTAAGCGCGGGCTTAATTTGTAAAACACATAGTAACATTAATAACTAACATTCCTTTGTGTTTTTAAAACAATATCTCAACCCTCTTCGCCATGTTCAATGCTCCCGCTACTTCGTCAGGTGCTGACCGTGCTGACCAATCTTCTCGCCAGTGCGAGTCTCGCTCCGAACCCATTGGTAGTCCCTCTGATCATACATCTGGAGATGCCACCGATATTTGTAGTGCCGTTGTTGTTCCTCTTTTCCCTGAAGCTAGTTTTCAGGGCCCCTTATACCTCACCCGACCCATAAATGATGTCGGGTTACGTGCCTCCTTTTCGGTTGACTTCGCCGAAGACGCCGCACCCCAGCCAGCCAAGTCTATTTTCGAGCGTATCGCAGAGTTCGGTACTTACGAAGCCTTACACGCTTACTCTTCTTATAGTGCGCATTGCTCTCGTTGTAGTTCGAGCGTCACCCTCGACCACATGCCTTCGGCAGTGTTCGACCACCATGGTCTGAATCTGTACGATTATGTCGAGGACTTTACCCTAAATCTCGATTCCGTATGCTCCGGTTGCGTCACTGAGCTTCATGCTTTTGGCGTCGCCGGTTGGCGCACTTTCCACCGCCTCGTCTCCACTTCCGACTTTTCCCGCGTCGTGCGCTGCTCCCCCTACCCGTCTAAGCGTAAAGTTCTCGCCCTCGGTTCCTCCAAGACCGCGCTCGTTGACCTCTTCGCCGTCATGCGCCTCATGCACGCGACTTGGCTCTACTCCTCAGACGTCGACATCTTCAAAGCCTCGTACGCACTTAGCTCCGTCTTTCGTGCACATCTTCAAGAAATGGGCAAGGTGGGTAGCCAATTTGAGTCCCACACGGTCCCCCATATAACCAATGGCACTCTTCGTATGCTTTCTCTCAACCCTGGCTCCGCTATCCGTATACCCCCCGGCATTGTCCAAGGTTTCGCCGCCGGCGTCGTCAAGAACCTCTCCACCGACGACTATTGCCAGATTCAGAATCATGGCGATCGCGTCATCGGCCGCCGCAACGGCGTCCTTTATGGCTTCCCCAGTGACTTCGACTTCGAAGCCTGGCGTTCCGGTTCCCGATCTCTTGAACTATTCGCTTCCGGTGAAGGGCCAGCCCCCAAGAAACCTCCTAGGAGATCCCGTGCTGCTAAAGCTGAAAGTTCCAGCGCTGCGTCCGAACGAAATCCCGAACCCCAGGCGCCACCATCTCGGGAGCCGCGCGTTCGCAAACCCGCTGTCGAGCGTGAGGTTCCAGCCTCTGTCGCCGCCGCGCAACGTTCAATCGCGGCTATTCGCGAAGCTAATGCCGACATGGACATGCGTCTCACGAAGACCATCACTAACATCGATCGTCGTTTAACCGCCCTTGCCAAAGCACCAGCCTCCATGAAGTTAACGGCGGCCAATTTTCGAGCGTCCCCTTATTCCAGTGACGAGATAGTCGACATGATGGCTAGCCGTGGCGCTGTTATACCCGGCAATAGCTTTCCCGAGGCTGCTATGATTCTTAAGGATGTCGTCGAAGGGAGAATTCTTCACCCCAAGCGGTTCGGCGAGAAAGGTACCTCGTTTGTCATCAAGTGTATCGCCGACAAGATCTTTACAGTGCCTCCCACCGGCACAGGTGGTTGGTCAAACGGCAACATTTTGGTCGTCGGCGTCCCAAAGCATGCTTCCTATAAGGGTGCCGTCGTCTTCGCCGTCAACCAGACCACCGGTATCTGGCGCGTTATTTCCTACATCGCGCCCGACCGTGATCCAGAGTTGATCACCAACGCATGTGCCGTTCTTTACTCGTCCCTTACGGTGTCGGCTCCGATTTCAGTGACTGCAACCAGCCTCGCTGTCACGTCGCAGCTTATGCTCAATCTCGCCACCGTCTATACCTCGCCCACATCCCTCATAGCTGGTAAAGTTGCCCCCGTTGCCGAAGGGGGCGTATGCGATACCGTCGTCATCGGCCCAGAACCACATCGTCTTCTGCAGTTTTCTGCCACTGACTCCGAAGCGTTGGTGCAACGTCTCACTCCGTTTGACCCTCAGAACACTAACTTGATTCGCGTCACCAACTCCGCCGCTTTGGGCAACACCACGTTCGCTTATCCGGAGCCCATAGGCGTATTCTGCATTAACGCTGTTGGCAACAGCCAGACCTCCGCCAGTGCCGCCGGATACCAATCCTCCGGCTCTTTCGTCCCGGGTGGTAACCAGGTATTGGGCGTCGGCGTTAATTCTATCTGGCGGCTTTCAAATTGTACTGATTTTCAACGCCACATGCTCTACGGTGGTTTTGAGCTTTCCTGTGACGCCAGCATCGTCTTCGCGGGTGCGGGTAACTCTTCTGCTCTGATGACGGTCACCTATGATAACGGCGACGGCACCGATTCTAACGTGGCCATGCGTTTTACCCTCACCGGTGGTGCTAACGCCTCTCGGACCGTCATCAAGTTCAACTCTCGCGGGCAGTCCATTTACGCCGGCATCGGTGCTATCATACGTGACATCACCCTCGCGATCGACGTTCCAGTCGGCGCCTCAGGTAATCTCCGTACCGACGTTACCCCCGCGCTATCCAACGCCCCTGTTATTAGTGTGAAGTTTTTAGATGTGCCTGCCACGACGTCTTACGCCGCCGCAGTTTTTACTGGCGCGCTTTCCGGCTTTAATGTCGCCGTTGGTCTAACCACTCACGTCGAAGTTTTACTCGACCGCGTCGCCCTCAACTCCACATTCCTCAGCGCAACCGACGATTTGCCCTACGATCCGCACTACCTCCCCACGCTTCTCAGGGCCCACATGATGTCTTACTCTGGTCGTACCCCTGCCATGCATGCCAAATCTTTCGGCGACATGTTGCGTGGTGTTTTGCGCGTCGGCGGGAAAATCGGTTCCGCTATCGCCCCTTACGCCGGCCCGCTCAGCTCTGCCGTCGGCGCGGCCTCCTCGCTTGCGACCAGAGCCTCCAGGGTGAAGAACGCTGATGATCTGATTCGCGAAACAACAGGCGCGGTTAATGATTTCAGTGGTTCTCGTCGTGCGTCGTCTTTTCGCCCTGCTGGCGGAAGCCCAAGCGCCTCGCCTTTGCTTGCCCCCCCACCTCCAAGTCCTGCCATAAACACTGAGCCTTCCTCTCTCGACACTGCGCGTCTCAACGAGCTTTATCAGGCCGGTCGCATTGCTTCCCCTGAATACAGCTTCGTATGCAGCGGATCCGCTAATACCCCTGATTGGGTTGCTGAGTTGACTGTTGGTGATCTGTGTGTCACCACCGGCTCCTGCCCCAACAAGATCTCAGCTCGGCACGCCGCCTCACACATGATGTTGTGTCTTTTACCCTCCAACTCAGTGCGTCTTTACGCCAGCTCCTATGGCGCCGGCCGCACTTATCAGCGTTTGCGTGCCACCTCGTTTGGCCCCGTCGGTTATGCTGGCTCAGCCAGCACAAATGTGCGTTTCCCAGCTGTCACAGGCCCTGAATCGAATGCCCAGATTTGGGCACTCGTCCCAATCGTCCACAAGGGTGTCCTTGATGACGAGGTGTCCGATGCGTTCCCTTCCTCTGACCTTGGCTATCCTGACGTCGGCATCGAAGGCAGGTCCGGCACTCTCGCCCTACTCATCGCCAACCTCAAGGAAGCTGGCTTTCCCGTCCACACTGGCCTCACGCTCTCCGGCGAAGTGGTCGACATTACCGTCCTTTGGGACAGTGTCGGCGGCAAAGACACGCCCACTGACGTTGAGTTCACAATCCTCCCAGTCGCGGATGCTCATGCCAAGACCGATGGTATGCATCAGGCCGGTGCGCATTTGCACGGTCTCTTTGCTGACGGTTGGTGGACAGGTCACCGCTTTGCTCCTTTCAAGCTGTCCAACCTGTTTCCCTCCTCTGTCAAGGGCAGCTTTGAGCTCGGTACCGTCCCCGACGGCTACCCAGGGCAATCGATCATTGTGACCGTCCGTTTGTAAGCGGGCCCGGCCGCTCCCCGGCGGTATAAAACGGGGGTCGTGCAAGCGACTATTTGTTCTTGCTGGCTTTCTCACTTATCCAAATCGGAAGTGTTATTCTTTCCCCTCCTTAGGGTCTCAAATTTTGCG